ATATTGGGATGGAAAAATAAGATTATTAAGTACACATACTGGAGAAATCTATGTGGGGTTGCTTGATAAAGTTATTGAAAAATTAAAGAAATATAATTATAGTTATGAATTTAAAAATAATCCATATTATGGGTTACCATTCGAAGTAAACGAAGAAATATCAGTAGAGGGATTAAAAGACTATATAAATTCTATTTCTAGAATTAAACCAAGAGATTATCAACTTGATGGGATTTATAACGCATTAAGATATAATAGAAAACTTTTACTAAGTCCAACAGCATCCGGTAAAAGTTTGATGATATATTCTATTGTTAGATATTATGTTCATAAGAAACAAAAAATTTTATTAGTTGTTCCCACAACTAGTCTAGTAGAGCAAATGTCTAAAGATTTTAATGACTATGGGTGGGACTCTGATTCCTATTGTCATAAAATATATTCTGGTAGGGAAAAATATAATGATATGCCAGTTACAATAACTACTTGGCAAAGTATTTACAAATTACCCAAATCATTTTTTGAAAAATATAATGTAGTAATTGGGGATGAAGCACATTTATTTAAAAGTAAATCTTTAATCTCTATAATGACAAAGTTACATCATACTAAGTATAGATTTGGTTTTACTGGAACTCTAGATGGATCTCAGACTCATAAGTGGGTTCTTGAAGGATTGTTTGGACCTTCATATAAAGTGACTAATACATCAGAATTAATGGAAAAAGGTTATCTATCAAAATTAGACATACAATGTCTTCTTTTGAAGCATAAACCATTGCAATTTAGCACATATGAAGATGAAATTCAATATTTAATAACTAATGATAAAAGGAATAACTTTATTAAAAATTTATCTTTAGATTTGAGTGGAAATACTTTAATTTTATTTTCTAGAGTAGAAACTCATGGTAAACCATTGTATGATTTAATAAATAGTAGTATTGACCATAAAAGAAAGGTATTTTTTGTTCATGGTGGAATAAAAACTTCTGAAAGAGAGCAAGTAAGAGAAATTACTGAAAAAGAAAGTAATGCAATAATAATTGCATCATATGGAGTTTTTTCAACAGGAATAAACATTAAAAATTTGCATAATGTAGTATTTGCATCACCAAGTAAGTCTAGAATAAGAAATTTACAATCTATAGGAAGAGTATTGAGAAAATCATCAAATAAAAGTCAAGCAAAACTTTATGATATTTCTGATGATTGTACATTTAAAGGTAGAAAAAATTATACTCTAAATCATTTAATAGAAAGAATAAAAATTTATAACGAAGAAAAATTTAATTATGAAATTATACCTATTAATTTAAAGATATGAAAGAAGAAGATTTTTATGCAACTGTAAAATTAAAAACTGGGGAAGAAATATTCTGTAAGGTTCTACCTTCTGAAGAAAATGATGAAATGATAGTATTAATATTTAACCCAGTTATAGTTACAGAAATGAGTGTACGTGGAAAACAAATGGGTTATAAAATAGAACCCTGGATAAAAACTACTGATGAAGATCTATTCATTTTAAAACTTGATGATATATTATTAATATCTGAATGCTTTGATCCTAAGACTATAATGATGTATCAAACATTTGTAAAATCTAGTAATAGAAAATACGATGATAAACCAAAATTAACTAGAAAGATGGGGTATATATCTACAGTAGATATAGCAAAGGATATGCTAGAAAGGATATATAATGATTTTTAAGTATCTTTAAGTACCTATAGCTATTAAGTAATTTCCAAAGGGTGACAAGCACGATTATACACAGAATCCATAAGTGTGTCAAGTGTGGGTATATGTGGTATAATTGATAGATAGTAAGTTCAAGAAATTCATGTCATTAGTAAGTAAAATGCCAAAAAGACAGAGAACCATTCATTATGTTAATAATAAAGATTTTCTAGCAGCAATTATAGAATATAAAAAATCTATTGATGATGCTGAAAAAAATAACTTACCCAAACCAAGAATTACTAATTATCTAGGTGAGTGCTTTCTCAAAATTGCAACGCATTTATCATTCAAACCAAATTTTGTTAATTATATCTTTAAAGATGATATGATTTCTGATGGTATTGAAAATTGTGTTCAGTATATTCATAATTTCAATCCTGAAAAGTCGCAAAATCCTTTTGCTTATTTTACTCAAATTATACACTACGCTTTTTTGAGAAGAATTCAAAAAGAAAAACGTCAACTAGATATAAAAAATAAAATCATAGAAAAAACTGGGTTTGATGAAGTATTTTTCGATGATGGGGGTGTTGACGGAAATAACTATAGCGACTATAATTCTATCAAAGACAATGTTCATTCGAAACTTAGACATTAATGTTAACAGCAATTATTACGGACCAACATTTTGGATGTAGAAAAAATTCTAAGTTATTCCATGATTATTTTTTAGATTTTTACAATAATATATTTTTTCCAAACCTCGAAAAAAATAATATAAAAACTGTTATTGATCTTGGAGATACTTTTGATAACAGAAAGTCAATAGATTTTGCTGCATTAGAATGGTCTAAAACAAATTATTATGATAAACTCAGAGATATGGGATGTACAGTTTATACTGTAGTTGGAAACCATACATCATATTACAAAAATTCAAATAATCTTAATGCAGTAGATTTGCTTTTGAGAGAGTATGATAATGTAAAAATAATCTCAGATCCTCAAGTACTTCAAATAGGAGATTTATCTATTTTATTTCTTCCGTGGATTAATCAAGAAAATGAACAAAAGACTTTTAACGCAATAAAAAACTCCAAATGCAAAGTTGCAATGGGACATCTTGAACTTTCGGGGTTTACTGCATACAAAGGGCATGTTATGCAGGAAGGTTATGATAGATCTCTATTTGACAATTGCAAGTTAGTATTTTCTGGACATTATCATACCAAATCTGACAATAAAAAAATATTTTATTTAGGTAATCCTTACGAAATATATTGGAATGATGTTGATGATAGGAGGGGATTTCATTTATTTGACACAAGCACACTTGAATTAAATTTTATTCAAAATCCTTATAAGATGCACTATCAGATATATTATGAAGATAGTGATATTGATGATATAGATTTTTCGGAATATAAAAATAAAATAGTAAAGGTTATAGTCAAGAAAAAGACTGATAAAAATAGATATGAAAAATTTATAGATGAACTTTACTCTTCGGATATCTCTGAACTAAAAATAGTAGAAAATTTTAATGTAGATAATATAGATATTTCGTGTGAGTTTGAAACAGAACATACTATGTCTATAGTTGATAAATACATTGAAGAATCTAAGACAGATTTAAAAAAATCAAAGATTAAAAAAATTCTTTATAAAACTTACAAAGAAGCGTGCGAACTAGTATGATATGTATATCATCACTATAGAAGGTAAAATAAATGAAGGAGCATTTTCCTTAAGAGATGAAAGGGGTTCACAAATACTTTGCATTTTCGAAGAAAAAGATGATGCTGAAAGATATGCACTTCAATTAAATGAGTCTAAAAAATATCCACAAATGCAGGTGCAAGAAGTTGATGATCAAATTTTATTAGAATCTTGTGATATGCATAATTATGAGTATTTTGTAATAACTAAAAATGATATTGTAGTTCCGCCGATAGAAAATGATTACATTTGAAACAGTAAAATATAAAAACTTTTTAAGTTCAGGAAATTATTTTATTGAAATAAATCTTAATAAAAATCCTACTACTCTAATAGTTGGAAATAATGGTTCTGGTAAAAGTACGATCCTTGATGCTATAACTTTCTCTCTTTTTGGGAAATCCTATAGAGGAATTAATAAACCACAGTTAATAAATTCTATAAATGAAAAAGATTGTGTTGTAGAGTTAAAATTTTCAATTGGATCAGTTAATTGGAAGATTATACGGGGAATAAAACCATCTATATTTGAAATATACAAAAATGGAGAGTTACTAAACCAAGATTCTTCTTCTTCTGACCAACAGAAGTTACTTGAGCAAAGTATATTAAAAATGAATTACAAATCATTTACACAACTTGTAATTCTTGGAAGTAGTAATTTCATCCCATTTATGCAGTTGTCAGCATCTAGTCGTAGAGAAGTAATAGAAGATTTACTTGATATTAAAATATTTTCATCAATGACTTCGATCATTAAAGATCAAATGAAAACTTCAAAAGATGAAGTGAATGTATTAGAACTTAAAAAAGAATCTTTAAATGATAAAGTTAAGATGCAAAAAAACTTCATCTTACAGTTGGAAAATCGTGGAAAGGAAAATATAGCACAAAAAGATGAGGGGATATTGCAATTAAACAATGAAATTAATTCTTTGATGTTGGATAATAATAATCTTCAAAATAAATTAGATGAAAGTAAAATCGAAATAGAAAGTTATAGCGGATCTACTGAAAAACTTAGAAAATTGGGAAATCTTAAAGGTAAAATATCCCAGAAAATATCTACTATTGTATCAGAACATCAATTTTTCAATAGTAATAAGATTTGCCCAACGTGCACTCAAGAAATAGATGAAGATTTTAGAATCAATAAAATTGAAGACGCTCAAAATAAAGCAAAAGAATTGCAATCTGGTTACGATGATCTAGAGCAAGCAATTAGAGATGAAGAAAAAAGAGAGAGTCAATTTTCTTTGTTTATGAAAGAAATCACTAAACTAACTAATGACATTTCTCAAAATAATACTAAGATATCTGGATATCAAAAACAAATCCGAGATCTTGAATCTGAAATTCAAACAATTACCAAACAACTTGAAAATAGAAATACTGAACATGAAAAGTTAGAGTTATTCAATGAAAATTTAAAAAATACATACGAAGAATTAATTTCAAAAAAAGAAGAAATTGATTATTATGATTTTTCTTATAGTTTATTAAAAGATGGTGGAGTAAAAACTAAAATTATTAAAAAATATTTACCACTTATAAATCAACAAGTTAATCGGTATCTTCAGATGATGGATTTTTATATAAACTTCACTCTTGATGAAGAATTTAATGAAACAATACAATCACCGATTCATGAAGATTTTTCTTATGCATCTTTTAGTGAGGGTGAAAAATCTAGAATAAATCTTGCTTTACTATTTGCTTGGAGAGAAGTCGCAAAACTTAAAAATTCTTTAAGTTGTAATTTAATTATTTTTGATGAAACCTTTGATTCTTCACTCGATGAATTTGGAGCAGATGAGTTTTTAAAAATAATTAGGTATGTTATTAAAGATGCTAATGTTTTTGTGATATCACATAAAGAACTTTTAAAGGACAAATTTGGAAGTGTCATAAAGTTTGAAAAAAGAAAAAACTTTTCCTATATGGTGGTCTGATAATAATAGAGATAAGGTTGGAAAACACCTTTACCTTCCAGTTCTTCCTGAAAAATACGAGGAAGCATTATTACTTCTAAAGGAAAAAGGTTATGTTAGTACCAAATAGATACCATCACAGCAAGAAACAACAGAAGCGGAAGTTGAAACCACAAGCACTGAGGCAAGCGAAAGCACGCCTCAGACAGTTCAAAAAGAGGCACATGGGTCGTCCGAAGGGCGACCTTTCGTTTTATGATGGGTTCATTCGAAACAAATCCTATGTCAGTTTCACACGAAATTAAATCACAACTTGCTAAACTGCTTGCCACAGAGGATATTGTGGTAGAGCACAAGAAAGTCCCCACTGCTTGTTTTAACGTCCATACTCGCGTCCTAACCCTTCCTATGTGGGAAAAGGCAAGCAATACTGTATATGACCTTCTAGTGGGTCATGAAGTAGGTCATGCGCTGTTTACTCCAGATGAAGACTGGACAGAAACTGTGAAAGTTCCCCAACAGTTCGTAAACATTGTTGAGGATGCTCGCATCGAAAAGTTGATGAAGCGTAAGTATGCTGGACTTGCTAAGACTTTTTATAATGGATATAGAGAACTCAGTGATGAGGACTTTTTCCAAATTGGTGAGGACGATGTGAATAAGTTTAACCTTGCTGATCGTACCAATCTTTATTTCAAGATTGGTAACTACATCATCATTAATTTTACTCAGGAAGAGAAGGAAATTATTCGTCTCATTGATGCCTGTGAAACCTTTGCGGACGTTTTGATTGCCGCAGAAGAACTGTACAAGTATTGTAAAAATAAACCAGAGAATCTTGAGAAGATTGATGATTCTCAAGATCAAGGTACTATTATTTCGGGTTCTGGTAGTCAGACCCCGGAATCAACTCCATTTGAGCAAAGTGATAGTGATAGTGATGATGGAGATTCTCAAAATGAAGAAAACTCCGAATCTTATGGTGGAACATCGCAAGGTAGTGATATCTATGAAGACAATAAAACTGCTGGTGATGACAATAATGATGAAGAACCAGAAGTTCGTACTGCTGATGCCCTTGAAGACAAGATTCGTGAACTTGTAAATAACCTTGATCAAGAAAACGTATATGTAGAAATTCCCAAGGTTAATCTTGAAACGATCATTGCTAAAAATAGTGATGTTCACGGTGAGATTGATTCCTTTTTTAATCGGCAGCAAGAGTTATATAAAAATAATCCTTGCAGAAGTTCTGATAATGTCTTCGATAAACCAGATTCTGAATTTAAAAAGTTTAAGGCATCAACTCAAAAGGAAGTTAATTACCTTGTGAAAGAGTTTGAATGTCGTAAAGCAGCAGATCAGTATGCTCGTGCATCAACTGCTCGAACTGGTATTCTTGATACTGCTCGTCTTTATACCTATAAGTATAATGATGATCTTTTTAAGAAAGTATCTGTAATTCCTGATGGTAAGAATCATGGTCTGGTATTTGTACTGGATTGGAGTGGTTCTATGTGTGATGTAATGACAGATACTTGTAAGCAACTCTTTAATCTAATCTGGTTCTGTAGAAAAGTTTCTATCCCATTTGAAGTATATGCTTTTACCAATGAATGGGCTAAAATTTCCTATGACTATGATAAAGGTGAATATATTCCATTCAACATCAAACCACATTATGAAAAAAGGGATGGATTACTACACATCCATGAATCGTTTTCATTGATGAACATTCTTACTAGTAAGGTCTCTGCTTCTGTACTTGAACACCAGATGATGAATGTCTGGCGTCTTGCCTATTCTTTTGGTAGGTATTATTCTGTTCAATATACTTACCCATCCCGCCTATCACTTTCTGGTACTCCTTTGAATGAAGCACTGGTTTGTCTTCATGAAATTCTTCCTAAATTTCAGAAAGAGAATAAACTACAAAAAGTTCAGTGTATTGTCCTCACTGATGGTGAGGCAGGGCAACTCCTTCGTCATAGGGAAATAATTAGTAAAGATGAAACTTATCTTGGAACTGGATATGTTCATCCAATTACTACATTTTTGAGAGATCGTAAACTGGGAACAACTTATAAATTCGGATGCAATTATACAGATTTCACTAATATTATTGTTAAAAACTTGAAGGATAATTTTCCTCACATGAACTTCATTGGAATTCGTGTTCTTGAAAGTCGTAATTTTTCTAATTTTGTGTCAAACTTTTCTAATTTTAGATCTAAGGAGCGATCTAAAATTAATGATGATTGGAAAAAACTAAGAAGTTTTGTTATCACTACTTCTGGATATGATGCTTACTTTGGTATTTCTTCTTCAGCACTGTCTCAGGAAAGTGCATTTGATGTGGATGAGAATGCTACAAAGACTCAGATTAAGTCTGCTTTTGTTAAGTCTCTCAAGACTAAAAAATTAAATAAAAAAGTATTGTCTGAATTTGTAGAGTTGATCGCATAGTGTCTAAGTTTACATACCCAGATTCTTTATCTACTTGTCCTTATTGTGGTAAAATGGGTGAACCATGTTCCGAAATTACTAGTATGGCACGAGCATATGCCCGTGCTTTCTGTCGGAAGAAACATAACAATGTGACAGTTGATGAACTGTCCAACCAACCACAGAATCCTTGGGATTCTGATCTATAATTACTTCGTTGAAACAAACACCTCATTATGACTTTCTCTTCTGATTACATCCGCACTTCTCTTCAGTCTCTTTACGGAAATATTGTGACTGGTGCTGACATTCGTGCCTGGTGTAACTTGAATGATAGTAACTATCAGACCGTAACCAATAAACTTGCCCAGTACAAAACTGCCCGTGGTCGTTGGAATCTTGAAGTGACACAAGAAAAGGTGGAAGAAATTGAACGTACTTTCCAAGCACCTGCTGCCATTCCTTCTGTAGAACAAAATCTCATTCCTGAAAAAGATGATACCTTCGTCCGCTTTGGTAACTTTTCGGATATTAAAAAAATTATTCAGTCCCGTCTTTTTTATCCGACGTTCATTACGGGTCTTTCGGGTAACGGTAAAACGTTCTCTGTGGAGCAAGCGTGTGCTCAACTCAAGCGTGAACTGATCCGTGTTAACATCACAATTGAAACTGATGAGGATGACCTGATTGGTGGTTTCCGTCTTGTCGATGGAAATACTGCCTGGCACAATGGTCCTGTGATTGAAGCACTGGAGCGTGGTGCTATTCTCCTCTTGGATGAAATTGACCTTGCCTCCAATAAGATTCTCTGTCTTCAGTCTATCCTTGAGGGTAAAGGAGTATTTCTGAAGAAGATTGGTAAGTGGGTTCAACCTGCTGAGGGATTTAATGTTATCGCTACAGCAAACACCAAAGGCAAGGGTTCTGATGATGGTCGCTTCATCGGCACTAATGTTCTCAATGAAGCATTTCTTGAACGCTTCCCTGTAACCTTTGAGCAGTCTTATCCTTCTCCCTCCATTGAGAAAAAAATTATTGAAGGTGTTGCTCTGGACCTTGGCGTGGAAGATCGTGACTTCTGCAAGCAATTGGTGAATTGGTCTGATATTATTAGGAAAACTTTCTATGATGGTGGTATTGAAGAAATCATCAGCACCCGTCGATTGGTTCACATCATTCGTGCTTATTCTATCTTTAACGATAAAGCAAAAGCAATTCAAGTGTGTGTAAACCGTTTTGATGATGAAACTAAACAAGCATTTCTTGAACTTTATGATAAAATTGATGCAAACTTTGAACTTCCCAAAGAAGAAAAACCTGAACTTGAATTGACTATTGAGGGTGGTCACGAAGTTTCTTTCTGATAGTGCTTTTTTCTGAAAAGTGTTATTCGTATAAATAGTAATAACACTTTTCAGTTCATTATGCCTTATTCAAAAGAACAAAAAATTGAATATAATAAAAAATATCGTCAAAGAATGACGGAAGAACAAAAAGAAGCAAAAAGACTTTCTGATAGAGAGTATTATTACAAAAACAAAGAAAAAGTTGATGAACGCAATATGCGTTATTATCAAGAAAATAAAGAAAAAATAAATGAAAAAAGAGTTCCTTATTTCAATACGAGAAGAAATCTTCTGAAAGAAGAAGCAAAACAAAAACTTGGTGGAAAGTGTGTATGGTGCGAAACAACAGAAAATCTTGAATTTGACCATATAGACCCAGCACAAAAACAGTTTACTATAAGTGCGTTTCCTTGTTCGTTAGAAAATTGGTGGAAAGAAGTTGAAAAGTGCCGTCTTCTTTGTAAGATCTGTCACAAAAAACATAGTGATGCTGAAATGGCAGCAAAACACCTTCATTGGATAAATCTTTCTTTTGA